AATGCCTCCATCAAAAGTAGCCCAACCTGCACCTTTTGTTTTAATGTTTGGATCTTTTGTCTCCAGGTCAATTGCTATTTCTTTAGCGTGTCTTAAATCAGGATACTCACTCGGACAAACCCAATCGGAGTCATTGTAAATAAAATTTAATTGATGAGTCATTAAAGTTTCTTTTTCAATTCCTTTAAATATTCTTCGTTTTCTTTTTCTTCTCTGCTTTGCCTATTTAAAAAATAATAAGTTATCATTGCACCTATAAAAGTACAGATGATTCCATAAAAAAACATTCCTATTCCAAGTTCTGTAGTCATTATTTACCTGCTTGTGAGTTTATTAATCTGAATACCGTTGTATATGGATTTATATCGTAATCTCTTGCGCACCCGGTCAGGGTCATAACAATACCAATTATAATAATAAATCTTACCATTTCCTAACACGACTTGCCCACCATTTATCTAATATGAAATACCAAACAGAATTTGCCAAAGGTTCAACTATTGCATCTGTAAGTGCTATCATAAAAGACACATCAGCTATTAACATTAAACAAATTATTGCTATTGCAAAATGACCGATAGTATAAATTATAGTTCTTACTATCGATCCTCTACTTTTGTGTATTACGTTCCACAATCCCGATGTAAACTCAGTCATCTTTTGTATCCTTAATTTTTTTTATTTCTAACTGACAATAATGTATTATTTTTTCTAAATCTTCTATTCCATTTTTAAATAAATACCTACAAACGTACTTCACGATATTCCCTTGAAAAAATGTAAGATTATTTTTTGCAATAAATTCATAGGGCTGAATCGTAAAATGCTTGTAGTGGGATCCTCCAATCTGCTTATCCTGTGGGAAAGCGTCATCAAACATATCTTTATCTGTCATAGTTAGCCTCATAAGTTTTAAAATATTTTCCTAATGGAAAATTATATTGATGATAGGTGCCTAATAAATGTAAAGTTTGTTTAGATCTGGTAGCACCTGTATACCAAACTCTAAGTTCTTTTACTTTTTCTTGTGAATTTTTTTTATCAAAATGAGAAGGGAAGTTACATTTACTGGCCAACACCACATTATCAGCTTCTCCTCCTTTGACTTGGTGTATTGTATCTATTGTTATTTTAGGAGGTGCATTTAAATCAACACCCTCTTTCATTAATTTTTCGAAATACATCTTATCTTTATCTTTAAATTTTCTTTGAAATACTTGATTCCAATTTGCTTTTTCATCACGCATACCACACCTTAAGTGTAATTCATCAAATGTAAATACCTGATTTGGATGAGCAAAACTCCATTTTTTACTGTCCGCTGACCGGTAGCCGTGGTCTATGTTTAATAAAAACTCGTACATTGTGCAGGCCTCTTCTCTAGAAATAGAACCACCTTCACATATTTTTTCCCAATATTGAATTGCTAGGAATTGATTCGGATCAAATGATTTATTGCCTTTTACATCTTGATAATACAAAGATAAATTTCTAGCCTCCTGCTGCAGCTCCTTCTTAACATCATTTATTCTTGCAAGAACCATCCAGCTTCCTTCTAGATCCCAAGGCACTTTTTTTAAACCTGTCCACCTGTAGATAGAACCATCTTTACCATTAGAATAAAATTCTTTAGGCACTCTATTGTTACCCATGCCATGTAATAAACACTTAGAAAAAAAATGTATGTCCTTGTTTAATCTTACCGATTTTTTTAAAACTAAAGACTTACCAGGAAAAGTTTGAAATAAATTAACATCAGCACCATTCCATTCGTAAATAGCCTGGTCATCATCTCCTGCAATATAAACTCTATCAACAGCTTCAGATATTTTCACAACCATATCCCACTGCAGTGGTGTTAAATCTTGAGCTTCATCTACCATTAAAACTTTAAAAGGTATCACTAACCCATCAGTAATATATCTTTGTACCATATCGGTAAAATCTAATCTGTCAGGTGTCCGTTGTCCGTTCTCCAGTTCCATTGTTTTAAATTCTTCGTATCCATTGATAATAGATTTAAACTGCTGCAGCCTTACAGCTTTTCTAGATTGTTGTTTGTAAAGCCACACAGGATCTACTTTCATGTTTCTTGCTCTATCGTAAATTTGTAAAGACCAATTATTGTAAACCTTTTGATCATCATGGCCTTCTTTGTAATTAACTTTTACTGTTCCGTATTGAGTATGGAACATAAGCATATCTGCTTTAGGATCTAATACGGGAATCTCAGCAAACTGTTGTCTGGCCAAAGAATGTAGTGTTCTAAAATATTTGAAATCATCTTCATCATATTCTTTAAATCTTTTTCTAACTCTTGCAACACATTCATTAACAGCTTTATTTGTAAAAGACACGTAACAGATTTCATCAGGAGAGTAACCTTGTCTAAGATAACGTTGTACACGTTTCAATAAGTTTTCTGTTTTACCTGTGCCTGGAGGACCAAATATTTTAATTGTCTTCCCACGCAGCCTTCGGTTTAGTGAATTTGACATTTTTATTTTTATGCTCCTGTTGTTTTGGTAAACTTACAACCCAGTGTCTGCTACTTATATTTTGAAATTTCTTTTTGGGCTGTGCTCCTCCTGTTTCTAAAAATCTTGTGCATTCTTTTTCATTCCAATTATAACCTAATTTTTTCATAAATGATCTAAAGGTTTCTAACTTAAACCTCATCTCATATTCGTCCTTCCAAATATTACCAGAATCTATTTGATCAAATTCTGTTGTATCTTCTACGTCTTCTAAGAATCTAGCCATTCTTGAATTAAACACATCTTCTCTCTCCTCGTGTTCGTCATAACCTTCCATATCTTGTTTGTTAGATATTAATTCATCAAGCCAATCTCGATATGGATCTGGATCTCTTTTAGTTGGTTTTAATGGTCTCCAGACAATATCAAAATTAAGAAGTTGTTCTCCCAACAATTGTTGTTGGTATAATTGTTTTGTAGATAATCTAATCGATTTACCTTGTATTGGTAAAATCCAATATGGTTCCGGATAAGAGTTTACTTTAAGTAATTTACCAACCTCAGGTAAAGCTTCATTAGCACCAATACCCAGTTTACGTTTAATACATTCACTAGATACACAATGCATTCGTGCAATAGATGTTTTGCATTTGTAGGCATACTCTTTGTTCTCAACACCTTTAAATATATTCTCTAATTCTTTTGGATGTAATCTTTCATCACATACTTTTGTCATCATATCTCTTGTCCAATCTTGATACATTACAGGATCTGGATTTATTTTTTTAGCTAGAACAGCAACATTAAACATTGCATCATTACGACCCTCACCTTTTTTTACTTTGTTTTTCATAAAATTTACTACACATGGTGGGTAATCTTTAGTTTCATCATCTTGAAATATTTTTAATTTTTTAAATGTAGTAGGAGTTTGTCTATATTTTTTTACAAACTTAAATAATTCTTCTATCTTAATTGCGTTGCAATCATCATCCATTGCAACTCTTGTAGTCATTTGTGCTTTTTGATAAGGAAGGTTTACAAAATTACCTTTTCTTTTGTCGTCCCATTTCTCAGGTGTTAAATCAACTTCATCTTGTGCAGGAAAAATATCTGTCGTGGTATCATTGATACCAAGATCAGATGCGATCTCTATTAATTTTTTACGCATAGATGATGCAGGAACTACACCATCAATAAATAAAATTAGATGGAGTCCGTTGGACTTTGATCTAAACGGGACGAGTGGGTATTTCCTTTTCCGTATAATCGATATAATTTCCTTATGCTGTATATTATAACGATCAACATCGATGACCCCCCAACTGCATGTATTATCATCTCTGATAGGGACAGATCCATAGTAAGCTTCTCCTTTTAAATGTTGCTTCCAATGATCAATAGTCATTGGAGAAGGTTCAAGCCAATGTTTGAATTCTGCCTTACCTTTAGGATTTTTCTTACCCGTGGGTTTGGATACACCAAAATATGTAGTTGAGCCCTGGAAGAGTAATACAAACTCCTCCAGGGTTTTGTCAAGTAGATCCATAAATTAGAATGGTGTTTTAGCTACCTGTTCTTCTTTTCCATGATTAACACGCACAGATCCTTTTTTACAACTTTCATAAAACTCATAAGCTGTTTTCATGATCTCTTCGCTTTCAACTGGTCCAACATGAGATATCTCCCATCCAAACCAAGATCCAAGATTATTTTTCTCTAAGACCGTGCTCATAGTATAAAGCTGAGTAAATGGTGCTGGTTCGAAAAAACCCTTACCATCTCTCTTTTTTTGCCTTAATGACATCATCATTGAATTCCACTTCTTAGATTTTTTTCTTTGAGTAGATTTCATTGTGATTAGAGCAGTTGACGTTTTGTTAGACTCAACTACCATTACGTAATGAGAGGCTGTTTCCTCGATGTAATTACCATTCTCAAGCCTATCTTTACCATCATCACCACGAGTGGTTTTACTCATGATATCAGAGTCACTTGGATAAACATTTACAGGTGCTACTGCTCCCTTATCTCTGTCTCTCCATTCGATGTACTCTAATTTATAAAAACAAGGAATAACATTTATCCCTTTTGTTCCATCATAAAGTTCATCAGTGACTGTGTTGTAAATCATACCAGCTCTTGCTTCTGCTATGAAATTACTATCACCTTGTGTTACTTGTGGTGAAAGTTGACCAAGCACTTTAAGAAATGGTAATGCTAAACTTTTTGAGTCTACATTATCAAAACCTGTATCAGCAAATTGTTCTATATTAATTGCTGCTACTGCACCGGCTTCTTTTTTAATCGCAACTTCGTCCGATTGTCCGTTTTTAGTTTTCACGTCTTCTCCTTTATTTGTTATTTGTTATTTTAGTTTTGTTAGCAATGTAAACGCCAAACAAATCGAAAGGTAATTTCTTACCGCCTTCAACTTGCTCTCTTACAAAAGCTTTCAAAGTCATTGGTTCAACTTTTTCTTTTTTAGAATAAGCAAACCCATGTTCTTCGCAAACTTTAATAAGCTCCGACACTTGGTTGTCTTGACCTCGATTGAAATTAGCAGTGACTGTGTTTTTAATTAAATCTTCATAGCCATTGCCTCTCAACCAACCGAAGGCCTCTTCAACCCTAGACTCAGGAATCTTAGCAGCGTAGAAAGGTTTAACTTCTACTTCAGTGCCGTCTTTTAATTTAATTTTCGACACACCTGCTTCTTGCATCATCTCTGGGATAATACGTTCTTCCAAATCTCTAACTTTATTTTTAGTTTTTGAAAGTTGTTCCTCGATGTCTTTGTATTGCTGTTGGAGTTCTTTTAGTTGGTGACACTTGTCAGTAATTGATTTTACATTATCTTGACTAATGTCAATGGATGACATTTTTTCTATATCCATATTTTCCTCCTGATGTCTCTTAAAATAAGTTCTTGAAGTTTGCAACAATAAAATATATTTAATTACACGATGTGGAAATATCCGTATAAAACTAAACCTTATGAGCATCAAAGAAATGCTCTGAATGAATCAGCAGAAAAAACGCAGTGGGCTTACTTTATGGAGATGGGTACAGGCAAAACAAAAGTAACTATTGATAATTTAGCTTACTTATATTTAAAAAATCAAATAAAATCTGTATTAGTTATAGCACCTAAATCTGTATACACAGTCTGGGAAACAGAAATAGAAACTCATTTACCTAAAGAAATCAAATATAAGATATACAAATGGAATATAAGTAAACCAAAAGAATATGATTTACTTAATAAATATGATCACCTTAGAATCTTTCTAATAAACGTAGAAGCTTTATCAACCTCAAGAGGTTTCAATGCTTGTAAAGATTATCTTATTACAAATACAAAAAACTTTGTAGCACTGGATGAATCAACCACAATAAAAAACCGATCAGCAAAAAGAACAAAAAACATTTTAGGACTACGATCATTGTCGAGTATAAGGCGTATACTAACAGGATCGCCAATAACAAAATCTCCATTGGATTTGTATACACAATGTCAATTTTTAAGTCCACAACTATTAGGATTTACAAGTTATCTAGCTTTTAGAAATAGATATGCTGAGATGTCAGACATACCTGTAGGATCAGGAAGATTTATTAGTGTGCCTAAATTCTATAAAAGACTTGAGGAGTTAGAAACAAAATTACAACACTTTTCGACTAGAATACGAAAAGACCAATGTTTAGACCTAAAGCCAAAGATTCGCCAGAAAAGATACATTGAACTCGAAGGTGAGAGCAAAAAAATATACGATCGCCTACGAATCTCTGCACTAGCTATAGTTGAAGATAGTACAATATCATTTTCTAATAAATTAACAGAGATTATCAAACTTCACCAGGTTTGTAATGGTTTTACTAAAAGTGATGAAGGTGAAATACTAAGTTTACATTCACAAAAAATTACAGCTTTAGATGAAATACTTGAAGAGGCTGATGGTAAATGTATCATTTGGGCCAATTATATTTACAATATTAAAGAAATCATAGATTTTATAGGCAAAAAATATGGCAAGGATTCTGTCGTATCTATCTACGGAGAGGTTGATGTAGAGGAGAGAAAAAGAGCAGTTGAACGTATTCAAAACGATCCTAAAACTAGATTTTTAGTTGGTAATCCTACAACTGGTGGTTTTGGTTTAACACTCACTGCTTGTACAAATGTGATTTATTTTTCTAATAACTACAATCTTGAGGTGAGAAAGCAATCTGAAGATAGGGCACATAGAATGGGCCAGAAAAATTCTGTAACATATGTTGATATAGTTGCTAAAAACACCCTTGATGAAGCTATTATGAAATCTTTGGTAGTAAAAGGTCATTTAGCAGCCAAAACATTAGGCGAAGAAGACTTAAGAGACTGGTTGTTGTAGTTTATTAAACAGCTCTAATCTATGTAAAAACTTATCAGCGTATTCCTTCAAATCAGCCTCTGAGAGACGAAATTCTTGATACTTGAGGTCTCGGGTGCAAATACTGATTACCCCCTGCTCTATGGGCCCGTAATTGGCTGTATGGGCTAAATAATAGGCCCCCAACTGATGTTTATAGTCATCTACCCATTCTTCTTTTTTAGGTTTATTTGATTGCTTCCAATCAACAATACTGGGCTTTCCGTAAGCCACAGCTGTCATATCACAAGTTCCTGCAAATTTATTTTGATACTCAAGGCTTATTTCATTACCCCAAACTTCATCTATTTTAATATTGTCCAAAATGGTTTTTGCCATCATTCTAGGTTTAGCTCCCTCTTCCATATCATTATAATAACCACCACCACTTAAGTAATATTCCAATACTTGATGCATCTCTGTTCCAATTGTAGAAGCCTGATTCATGATACGATCAGCTTCTTTTTCACCTACTCTTCTACGCCAGTTATTAAGCTGACGCATATCTTTAGTGGCACTTAAAATTGTTGTAACGCTTGGAACTTTTATATTATCAACTAGATATTTCCGACCTGTAGTATCAGAAAATCTATTGTAGTGTTTGTAAGGATATTTTTTGTTTATTATTAGTTTCACCAGAGTTTTGTAATTAATACTATTATAACGCTAGCCATACCAGTAATTAATACACCCGCAGAAGTCAATAAAATTTTTTCTATTCTATTCATATCATTTCGAAGTTCTCTTATATCTGCCTGGGTTTGCTTTTGCATGATTCTGCAAAGCTTTTCATGTGATTCGATTTTTTCTAAAGCTTTATTAGACATTTCCTGTACTCTTTCTAGCTATAGCTGCCCCCGTTGGATCATTAGGAAATAGGGCTTCGAATGTTCTAGCGTTAACTTGTGGTCCGGTAGCCGGTACTACTGGAGCTGTAGGGGGTGTCATATCAGGATTTTCTAATTGTAAATCTTCAAACACTTTAAGTTTTTCTTCGCTAGCAACATCTTGTTCTTCTGCATCTAATAATAATTCATTTTGTGTAGAACTATCTAAAAATGCAACTGCATTATTATCTGTCTCAACATTACCAGATGAACCTACATTATCATAAGCAAACAATGTTTCAAAAGTTTTTGTTGGTAAAGTTTTTTCGTTGTACTGAGGATCAGGTACTTTTGTATCTAATTGTAACAATCTTTCAGTAATTTCTTCTGGTGAAACATCTTTAGGATTTATTCTAGGAACATCAGTATCGCTATCGTTTAAGTAATTCATTACTCTAGCAAACGCTTCTCTTTTTTGTGTTAAACCTAATCTACCAATAACACCTGGTGATTGTAAAATATTTGCAGCAGTTTGTATGTCTCTACCTTTAAAATATCTTCGCCCTATACCCAAGAGTCCAGGAACACCATCTCCAAGTTTTTTACCTGTAAGTAAAGCTATTTGTTCCTCAGGATTCAATGCATCGTTCCATGCTTTCATTGCAATAGGATCTGTAGCTATTTGACCAAATCTTCTTGCAAGTAAAATAAATAAGGCTGGTGCAAATGGATTTACTGCAGCAGATCCTCCAAGCACCATTGCTCCTGCAAATGAATTAAGACCACCTAATTGTAATCTTCTTTGCATGAAAGTAGATGTATCTGCTATTGGTGTGTCTGAAATAGCTTTCATGTAAGTCAAAAACTTTTCAAACTCTTTTGCTTGTCCTCTTCCACCAAGAATGCTTACTAATTTTTCTTTTGCTACGTCGTTAGTAGGATCTTGAATACCTAACTCTCTTAAAAATCTATTTATGTTAAATCTTGATGTATCTTTTGGACTAAACTTTATTTTCTGTACATCTAATATACCATCACCTCTTCTTACTTTATCAATACTAAAATCTAAAATTTCTTCCTGTCCTGCTTTTGCAATGTTCTTCATTGATTGCATTACATCTACAGTCCCATTAATACCTGTTCTTACAGTAGCGTCACCCATAATATCATCCATCATAGTTCTACCACCAGGTGTTAAAGATGAATCAAACCCTCTGTAAAAAGTATTAAACATCCATCTTGCCTTCATAGAATTAAATAATGCTTCACCACCACCTTTTGTAATACCGATTGCTTGACCAGTTTTTTTGGAGATAATTTTATCCGCACCTAACAATTGTCTTAATTGTTTTATCGATTGTGAATCACCATGTGTAAAAACATCATTAGCAAGATCTCTAAAGAAATTTTGTGCTTTGCCTCTTTCTAATCCAGTTATTCCTGCAAGAGCTTTATTTGTAAATTTAGTATTATCATATTGTCTAAATATTTTTGTTATGTTCGCTCTTTCATAAAAGTTCATTAATGTAGAGAATGTATCATTTGCTCTATATAATTGGTTCTTAAGATCTGTAGCTTGTTTAAGTTGTAATGTTAAGTTTGCATCTGCAGTTTCTTTACCTGCAGTAGCTGCAAGTTGTTCATAAGCTGTTTTAAAAGTTTCGTCTTTAAAAAATTGTTCTTTAGTAATATTTTTACCAAACATATTTAAATCTGTTTCTAGTCCTTCTCTCAAAGCCCATAATGAAGGTCTGATATTTACATACGCTGTATCTTCAATGGCTCTATTCATTATTTTCATTAGTTCTTTATATTGAAGTGGTGAAACCATATCATCCAATGAATTTACGTATCTGTAAAAAGTTGTAAGCGGGTCTCCCGTTCTTAATAACTTTTCAACTTCTTTTTGTGGTAGTTCTCCTAAAGCATCAGTAGCGTATTGTCTTAAACCTGGATAGTTTAAAGCTAATCTATCAACCATATCTTTTGCAAATGCTTTAGTTTTTGCAAGCTCAATTACTTTTGGGTTACCGATATAATTAGCTAAAGATTCAAAACCTGTGTAGGCATCATTAATTAATTTTGAATTTTGTTTAAAAGCCTCATCAGCTTGTTTAAATACACTAGCTGATAACATACCTGTCTTAATTAAAGGGCCATAAGTTAATACACTCGTGTTAAGATAATTTTTACCTGCAGTTCTTTCTGCACCTTGAAGAGCTTCTTTACCAATACCATTAATAAATGGCATGATACCAAGAACTTTAAAAAATTTATTTGCAAATCCACCTAATAATCCTACACCCTCCTGTGCAGTCATTACTAATGGTAAAGGTAATCCCTTATCT